ATCCTTTCATTGGGCATTGCGCCTTTTTACTTTCAAAGTACCCGTGTGTTGGGCATTTGTAATCATTCGTTACAGCCATATTTATCCCCTTCCTAACTGTTCATCTAATGTGCTACCTGAATAATCATACTTCTTACTAATACCTAATTTAATCTTAATCTCACCATTAACCACTTCAAGCTTGCTAGTCTTTTCTAGCGCTGGTCTAGCTTCTTTGCGATACTGCACAAATTTGCTGGTATCTCGGTTTTGCATAATGGCGACTTCGCCATTCTTCCATTCGTTGTATGCCTTGCTTACCCGTCTTTGTATGTATTCTGATAACGGCTCTTTGTCATTGAGAAAGACATCCCGTAAGTGGGCAATAGATACCCCAGATAGATCGGCAAACAACGGAATACTGATTCCACGCTCATGGTCAGATAGGAATCTGCGCATAATGACTTTAAGTTCAGCTTTTGGAATGGTCGCTTTCATTGTCCATATACCCCAATGCGTTTGAGATAGTCTGACACATTGCGCCCTACTGTCAATTGCTCTGGCGTAAAGTCGTCTTGCACCCGTGATACTTGACGGCTAATCTTTTGCGCAATCAGTCTAGGCTGGACTTGTTCAGCAAAGGCAGCGCAAGCCAAAGCCGAAGCAATTACTCGGTCATCCTTGTTTCTGCCAGAAGCCAAAATTGAACCACCGTCACGCACCATAGTTTTCATTTCCTCGATGGTGTCCATGTCGTAAATGTCCATCATGCCACGCTCAAAATAGTCCTTCATATAGGTGAGCATCCTCTCCTTGGTGGCTGCGGTAGTCAGCCAGCCAATGCTATTGGAGATTCCGCCCAATGTATCGTTTCTACGCCAAATGTAGTTTTGCATATTGGCGTACACATCCATCAGGTCTTTTCCTAAAGCGCTACCCATGTTGGCAGCTTGGCGCTTTAAGTTCTTTAGCTCATTAATCACGGCTTGACCAGGACCATTGACCTCAAGGTTTAATGTGGAGTTCTTATACGCTCCAGCCAAGTGCGCAATAATCCAGGCGAATTGGTAAGTGTTAAGTTCTGAAGTAGCAAACGAAGCCACTTGCTCAAGCCCATCCGCATAAACCCGATAGACTTGAATACAGAAACGATCAGCCCAATCAGAACTACCGTAAGCGGGATCAGCGCCAATAACATAATAAGCAGTATCAACAGGCTGTTCCCAAACTTTGAGTGTAGCCAATCTTTCTGTGGATTTAAGAACTTCAGTATCTTGGAAGTTAACTCCAAAGCTATATCTGAAGTATTCACAATCCATTCGCTTAATCTTTTTGACGGCATCCGTACACCTCGCATTAGAAAAGAAAGAAGTTCCAGTCATCACAAACGCATAGTCCTCAGTCGGAGGAAACTCCTGGTACATCAGGCTATCGTCTTTAATCCCTTCGTGCAGTTTCCAGCGCCACCATGCGATTTGTCGGCTATTGATCTCGTAGTTGTACAGTTTCTTAATATCCCGTACCCATTCTTTTTCTTCACCCGTTAGCTTGCCATCCCAATAGACCTTGTAGGTCTGCGAGTTGGGATCAAGCATATACAGCTCGTTACGCCACCAGCCACAGAAAATAGCCCGTTGGGTTCTAGCCCGTTTAGCCGTGACATACATATCGTGAAACATATTGAAGCCACGGGCAGTTGATTCAAATAAATACATCCGATCAGGATTAGTTTCTGCCAAAGAAGCCAATAGAGAAGCTAGTCCTTCTTCATCTCCCCAAGAACTTGTTTCCGTACCATGCAAGTATGTAATAGCCTTGCCACGACCAAGACTTCCTTTTGCTCTAAGCCCAGCGACTTGATAAAACAGACGGCTGCGGTTCTTGAGGGAAAGCTGATTCCGATTGTGGGCAAGAAGCGGGATTCGATACTCTTTGGGCAAACCATCCATATACATGGCAAGGGTTGATCGGAACATATCCCGATTTTCTTCCGTATCTGTTGTGAGTGTGCCTTGAAGCCCTGGATGGGTAAAGTGCCAGTAGAGATCAAGTGCGAGTGATATTGTGGTGATTCCAAGTTGCCTTCCTTTCAGGATGACAAAGAAATGCACATCTTCTGCCAATCCTTTTTTGATTTCATTCATTACATAGGTTTGCGTACCGAGTAGGTTACCCATGCGCTTTAAGCCTTGCTCCTTGGTTTCAATCTGAAGCTGAGAGCAAAAGTTGTAAAACTGACTAAGGTTAAAATCCATTAGGTTTTAATCCATGGTAATTTGTTGTCAAACTTTTTGAGCATCCAAGCGTTACCCAATTCAAAGAATTCTTTTTGTACGCCACAGCCACCACCTAAACGAAAGTTAAAGGTGTGCTGATTGGTACTGGCAAAGTTGGGAAAGAGTTGTTTGGCTGCGTTGTAAAAGTGCCGATCCACGGCTAGGTCTTTGTTGTTGAGCAATATGGCAATCTGGCGAAGCTTGTCGGTTTTCATTCCCCACATACACCAGTCCACAAAATGATGGTTTTCAATATTCCAAGCGTGATGGTTTTCGCCAATGGCTTCGCAGTTGTCATCCATCAAATACTTGCCGTCTTGGTCATAAATCTTGCGTAAGCTATGCGCCCAGTCGTAGCCTTCATCAATCTTACGCATAATCGAGGATACATGGTGCTGGTCATACCAGTCATCGTCATTACAGAAGAAGGTCACATCCTCAGTCACTAGTTGTGGCGCAGCCGCTAACCAGCGCTGTCCAAGCCAACCGTTGCCACCAATGCGGCTACCCCAATAGCACCACTTTGCACCAAATTGGGCATAATCTTTGGTCATGTCGTAAAACTGGGCAAGGCTACTGTCATCATCGCCATCGCACAGCACATAATGGGTGCAATGGTATAGCTGATTGGCTACGCTCTCTAAACACTTCTCTAGCTCTTTGCGCCCTTTGGTGACGGTCACTACCGCTGCTGTTCTCATTGGTGTTTGTTTAGTTTCTTGATTTCAAAGTTAGAAATATCCCAGTACGCTACCTTTAGCCGTGCTTCGTGGTTACGGGCTAAATTAATCAACGCCATATAAGTCATGTTGGAATAGTTTTTTTCCCATTCTTTTGCTAACTTTATCTTTTGTCGCTTGGTTCGACAAGATATGGCTTTGAGCATCTCGGTTTTGTACATTAGGCGTTCTTCGGTCAGCTTCTCAATGTTGCTCTTGGCTGTCATCCTCGCCTACCAATGAACGCAAGTGGTCTAATTCAGCCTGGGCTTGCATCAAAAGCTTAGAGCTTTCGGCATGAACTCGCATCAATTCATGGAATACTTGCTCCTTATCCATTGCCCAAATGCGCTGCATATACATTTTCTTGGCATCATCGCTAGCTTTCTCAATGTACTGATCGACCGTCATTGTGCCGTTTGCTGCTTTTAAGCCGTTCTCCATACCCGTACCCCATCCCCTTCTCGTCTAGCAATAAACTTTTTCTCCAACGCTTTACCAGCTCGGTAATTGGCATTACACACAATCTGGATTTTGGCTTGTGGAATCACAAAGCTTTCCCCAATATCCATCGCTTTATATGGGTACACATTACGCTTTTTCTCAGGGGGAATCGGAATATTCTTTTCAATCTCTATACTCATCTTTACATCTCCTTTCATAACCATATAATACACAACATGATACAAACATACAATGAATATCATCTAGGTGACCAGCTAATCCACCTTAATTATCTAAGGCGATTATCTTACCTCTACCCCAACTACATCTTTCGTCATTATTGCAATGCCCTCTATATCCCGCAGTTGCTTGCAGTAGTGGAGGATTGTCCTTCTATCGAAATACTCCCGCTGGGGGAACGGGGTGCATCTTCCGTGAATTGCTGGTTAGGCGCAGATGGGTGGTTTTATCGACACCCCAAACAGCGCCATTGGGTTGATCTGCACCTAGATTGGTTTGCTACCCTTTCTTCCCGCCTAGGGGTTGAGAACCCCATACGCTCTAAGTACGACCTATTCTTTGAATACCCCGCCCTTCGCAAGAAGGTCTATCAGCCCTTTGATGTCCTCATTATCAATTGTCCACCAGGAAGCAACCAACTGCCTTCCTTTTCCCTTGACAAGTTTGAGAACCTTACCCGTAAACTCATGGCTGACATGGATGTGATTACGGTCTATCCCACCAAACTCTGCCCTAGTACGCTAGAAATGCACATGACGGTCACCGAGATCGGAAACCTAGCCCAGTATTGCCAATACATCGTATCTGTCGATACAGGACCGTTGTGGACTACTTACAACCAATGGAACATTGACCAGATCCTCGGTAGAACCATTTACACGACGACCTTCGATACCATCGACCTTACGCCTAATACCGAGATTCTTCCAAAAATCTGATTTTTCTTTGGGGTGGGGTGGGAATGGGGTGCGCAGCTTTGCTACTCAATGCCCAATCTAAATACCAAAAACAAAAACAGGATTTTGCGCAAACGCTTGCATGCCCAAATCCCAAATCCAAATTTAAATTGCGCCTAGCGTTTTAGTAACCTTACCCCGATTGGATTTTCCCCATGGCTTTATGGATTGATCCTATGCGCCTGGCTGCCAGGGAAAAAGCTTGTAAACAAAAGCGCCTGATTGTTGCCATATATCCCGCCTTCAATTTTCCCGCATACACCATATATACGAATACATACTACATTACTACTTTACTATATACATTATATATATATAGACTATAGACGATATACGATAGACGATAGTTTATATAAATCTATAGACGATAGTTGATAGAAATATATCATAGCTATTGTTGTTGCATAATCCTATTTTGTGTATAATCAATCTATGCTAAGTAATAGCATATAACCTAACTTAAGAGGATTTAATCATGCAAAAATCTATTTATGACAATGTAACCAATAGAATTATTGAAGAATTAGAGCGTGGTGCAGCGCCATGGATCAAACCCTGGAATGCTGGCGTATCAGAAGATCAAAATATCGTAAGCCATAAACCGTATCAAGGCATCAATCGCTTAATCCTGGGAATGAGTGGTTTTACCATGCCATTATGGGGATCGTTTAAACAATGGCAGCAATTAGGTGGAATGGTTAAAAAAGGCGAAAAAGGCACGCAGATCGTGTTTTATTCACCAATTAAAAAAGAATCAATTAACCCTGAAAACGGTCAATTAGAATCAAGCGCTTATCATTGCTTGAAGTCATATTTTGTGTTTAACGCCAGCCAGGTAGAAGGCATCGATTTTGTGCAGCCTAAGCCTACACTTGAAGTATTCAATCCTGTGCCAGCGCTTGAGGATCGCATTATCAATACAGGCGCTGTAATCAAACATGGCGATCATCGGGCTTATTATTCACCTAGCAGTGATTTTATCGGGATGCCTGATAAAAACACTTTCAAAAGTGAGCAGCATTACTATGCAACAATTTTGCACGAATTAACGCATTGGTCTGGTGCTAAACATCGTTTAGACCGTATCAAAGGCGCTAGGTTTGCCGATGCTGCCTATGCCTTTGAAGAATTAGTTGCCGAATTAGGCGCAGCGTTTTTATGCCAGGATTACAAGATCGAAGGCGATTTACGCCATGCCGATTATATTGGATCATGGCTTAAATGCCTAAAAGCCGATAATAAGGCAATTTTTAACGCTGCTGCATTAGCTCAAAAGGCAGCCGATTACATTAACACGCTTAATGCTGCTGCTAACTTAAAAGCAGCTTAAAGG